TTTCCTGCTTCGGAGGTGTCGAATAGTGGTGTGTCAAACTCGCTGATTTGTCGTCTAAATTCGTCATAAACTCTGGCCCTAGATTCTTGCTCCAAGGTCAGGAATGTCTGACCCCCTCTGCCCGACATTATATCACCTTCTGTCAGCGGCTCGCCTGTTTCTTTCTTTTTCTCAACCTTTTTAATTTTGCCGGCTATGTCTGCAGTGTTCTCAACCACACCTTTCAGCACTGCGGCTTCCGCTTCCTCACCGCTGTAACCCATGCCTGCCATCGTAACCATGCTTCCTATAAACATGGCTAAGGGGTTTGGTTTTGTTGGAGGTCTGGGACCAGTTGAAGGGGTGTCGATCTTAATGCCTCTATCCTCTGCGGCACGCAGATCTTTGTCAGTAACAACTTTGCCCAAGTCCTCTGGGGTGATTATTTTAGATGTGTCAGACCATTGTAGTGATCGACTGGTTAGCGGTCTGCCAGAGCCAGTGCGTCTATCCTGCAATAAGTCATACGCTGTAATAGGCTGATCTAGAACACCTACGGGATCGCCAAACATAGATGCGTTATAGTCAGGGTTGTTGTTTAAGGCAAACTTTGCACCCACATCCAACAGCCCTACATTGCGTAACTGCGCGTGCTGATTTGCACCTAACTGGTCCTGACGCGCTGTCGCCACCCGTGCCTGACCTGCACTTAGACTGCCCTGATTGCGCAACTCACGGTCAATAGCATTGGTTAGCTCCATCCTTACGCCCGCAGGGGTAGCCTCCCAGATAGCCATAGCATCGGGATGGTCACTGCCACGCCATGCAGGTATTCTGCTCGCAATCATCTTGTCCATTTGGTTGACAGTGCTCTGCGGAGCATTAGCAAGGTTGTAGTTGATCATGGCCTTGCCAATGCCGGTATAGAAATCACTAGACTTTCCAAACCCGCTGTACGGCAACAAAAAGACATCTTGCCCGCCAGTATTTTTCTTGAGCTTTTCAGCACGCTGTAAAAATTTGTTTACAACGCCCTCGTCACTTTTCCATAGGCTGTCACCATAGAATATGTGATCTATACCGGTGTTTAAATCTATTGGTCTGGCGAGCGGCTGATTGCCTATGCCGGCAAGCGTAACCCCGTGAGCAGTAACGTCAGACTCCGGAAACAATACACCACGGCCTTCCAGATCAGACAGTTTGAAGGTAGGTTGCTCAGTTCTAACATCGTTAATGTAATTGGGGGCGAAAAAAGGTTCTACGTTTTTGCCGGTGCTGTTGCTAAAGCGGGAGTTAACATTCTCTGCAGGGATTATTGGCTGATCTAAAAGCTTGTCCAAGCCAATCATGTTTAGAATGCCATCGATTCTATCTCTTGCCATCGTGCCTACTCAGGTTGTGCGTGAATGGGGCCGATTATACCACGTTTAAACGATGCCCTGAAGGTTACGCCTGATAGGTTCTCCCCAGTCATTTGTTGGCCTATAACCCACTGCCAGATACCTAAAAGCGTCTGCACAGTGCGAGGTCCAATCATGCAATGGCTTGCCGCGCCAGACCATGTTCTTATCATCGTAATCTCTGCGGTACTGCCTGAGCGCATCAACGCCACGCTCGCATTTCTGCAGGTCAAACCAACAGCGGCCTATCATGGTCCTAGCCGCCTGTATGCCATCATCAACGCCTAGCTGTGGAGCGATGGTAACCGGCCTTACTGCGAGTGTATCGAGAGTCTCTAGCCTAGACTTGCCTGTGCCCATCTCACGGACCCTGACGTCGTGCGGCAGGATATGGCTCTCGTAATGATACCCTTTGTCTGCAAGCACCTTGGCATAATGATCTAGGCCCACGCCACTGCACTCATAGTAGTCTATCAGGCGCACCTCTTGCCCTACCATCTGCGCAAACCAAATAGCAGTGCTATCACCTACCCCCAAATCCCAAGCCGTTACAACGCCAACAGAGCGCTCGTATGGCACCGCAGTAAGCCGGCCTTCGTTGTTTGCTGAGCGCATTTCTTCAGCGTAATAAGCACCGTCTGCATGGATCAGCATATCGCCATTCCAGATGTGATCATAAAGGTCAGGGCGCTTGGCCTTGTCCTCTAAACGCTCGTTGTTGAGCACTGTCGGGAAATACGGATTGTCCTGCCAGTTTATCTGGGCTATCTTGCTATCTGCCGGAGGATCGATTCTGAAGCGTCTGTGCGTTGCTGAGCGCTTTGTCTCAGGGTTCCATGTGACCCATATCTCAGAGCCCTCCTCACGCACTGTAGGGATTAGCTTCTGCCATGCGCTGTCTGACACCCCCTCTGCCTCATCTACCCATGCAAGGATAATGCGGGCCTTTGACTTAATGCTGTCGAGGTTCCTGCGCAGTCCAGAAAACACGTAGTTGATTCTGCCATCACGGGACCTGACAAACTTCTCGCCAATCTCGTAATAAGAGCTGAGCCAGTCAACGCTACGGATAGCTGATTTGATTTCTTCTAGACTAGACTCATCCAGAGAGTTTAAGTGCTCACGGGCACAGAGTATCTGACCGGTGCCGCCACTCATCCCCCACTGATATCCTTTGACTGCGGTCATCAGGGCAAACGATCTGGTCTTGCCTGACCCTCGCCCGCCATAGGCACCTCGATAGCGAGCTTCACCATCAAATATCGAGACTATCTTGGGGGGCAGTCGTATCTCTGCTTTAGTGCATTTCTTCTTCATCAGGCATGGGCTCAGCTATCAACGTCACCGTAGTGGGTTGCATTGAAAAATCACTGCTCACATGGTCCACCTGCTGTTTGTCGCCATACTTTCTTGGAGACATTCGCGCTACCTTCCACTTGCGGGAATCAACACGGAGCCTAGCACGTTGGATTGCATTAGAGTCAGCATCCTCAGCAAGCTCATCTGCAATGTCTACAATCTCGTCAGCATAGAAATCAGCCTGACAATCACGGGCTCTCGCGTACTGCTCCGAAAACGCTATCTTGTCTGCGTCTGTTACCCACTTCATTAAGGTGCTGAGTGCCGGCATTGAGTCATCACGGCAGATTTGACGGGCACTCTCGCCCAGAGCCAATCGCCTGCAGATGGTGCTCGCTAGTTCATCATTAAATATTGTTGGTCTGCTCATCGTTCTTCACATATACAAGGATCTTGATAACATCGACATGATTTCTCTAGACGTTGATGCGCTAAGTAGATCACCTCATCTAGTAGCAGGGGATCGCGGTCATTAAGGGCCTGAGCAAAGTCGTTAACCAACTCTACGTCTGCCTCATGCATATCATCATCTATCGTTACGCGAATCATGGCCCGATTATATCACTCTAATTGAGAGTCGTGTATTGATTCACTCCAAGCAACCTCACTGGGCATATTGAGATGGCACTGATCGCAAATGCCGTAGGCCACATCCTCCTCAACACTCAGCCAGTATTTTAGCTCGAACCCGCAGTCGTTACAGAATAGCTTTGTGAGCGTCATGCTCTTAGGTGACTCATTACCCTTCCGGTTGAGAGTAATCACCTTAGCCATCAGTCTACTGCCTCCTCTGGGTACTGGTAGTACAGCAACAGCTCGCAGTAATGCATGGCCTTTTTGATATCCTCAGCACCGTTTTTACCCTTGTGTCGAGTAACATACTTAACGATGTTGGCCTGAAAGTAATCTAACTCATTTGCCGCAATATACTCGATGGGCTGTATAGCCATCTTGTAGTGATTGCCGCCCTCTTGTTTATCCAACGGGTTCACGCGACTCCTCCTCTTTGTCTCCAAAGGTTCTGTACAGATAGTCTAGGCTGATAGGCATCTCATCAAACTCGCCATCCTGCACCTCATTGAGCACCCAGATGCCGCGCCAACTATTGTTGGTCTGGTAGTTTAGGTAGTCCTCATCATGCGTGTAGAATATGCCGGCAAATATACCGGTCAGCCGCTTACCATCGGCCCTCTTGTTAAACGCTATGGCCCTATCCTGAACGTGACCCATTACCGTGCTCATATGCAGTTTTTTAAGCATCAGCTCTGGGCTCGATACCGGCCTGCCCATAACGCCACTGCAGTGATAGTGAGCATAGCAAACACCATCGATCACAACCGGCTTGAGAAAATCGTGCACCTCCCACCCCATCTCTTTGAGCTTGAGGTCATCGTAGGATATTAGGCCATCCAGTTTTGCGTCAGTCTCCAGAGCTCTTTCGACTCGATACTCATGGTTGCCGATAGTGAACACCAGTCTGGGATTCCACTGCTTTTTCTTGTCGTGTTTAAGTTTGGCCTGCTCTGCCCTGATTGGGCCTAAGAACGCTTCCATTGCTTCTATGCCGGCTTGTACATCCTCGACATACCTGCGGCCTTCAAAAGATTTACTGCCCTTAGCGTCATGGCTAGATAGGGATGGAAAATCCCAATGGTCCCCAATGTGTACGATTACATCAGGTTTGATTTTTACAGCATATTCGCCTGCCCATCTCAGGTGGTCCCAATTCTGGTTCGGCTTTGTCTGCGTGTCAGGAATCACCATATGCCTTGGGCGTACCTGACGATTAAAAAGTTTGAATACTTGCCACATAAATCCAAAACCTCCTAACGCCAGTATACACCCTTTGGCGGGTTGAGCAATTAGTAGCTATCGGCCTCCAGAATCGCCTCTATTGCCTTTTTTTGCTGTGGCTTGATCCACGCATGAAATTCCACCAAACCCTCCTCTTTGCGCCTTTCTCGCATCTCTCGCATGATCTGCGCCTTTGGCTTTGGCTTTACCTCTTTACGGAATATTGCATCATACTTTGTGTCAAACCCAGTCCGGTCAGGAATGGGGCGCGGAGCTGAACCCTTACCCATTGTCGTTCTCCAATTCATATTCAGCCACCATGCATTTCTCGCCAAATCGATTGTACACCGGCACCTGAGTTGATTTAATTTTATAACCCATGCACTTCAGGTCATAAACCCTTGCGGCCAAGCGGCTGATGCCAAGCTCCTGCCAAGCGTTAAGGGTGGTTAGCTTACCACCCTCTCCTAGATATTGAGCTACTCGCTCACTTTGACTTAGATTTTCCATACATCCTCCTAGTGATTAATTGATTAAGCTTCACACAAACCTTGCGCACTGAGTAACTTGTCGCGGAGCGTATCTTCAATGCTAAGGTATATAGCGTCACGGTACCAATCTGCAAAAGACAGACTGTCACTATCACTGCCAACCACAGCATTAAAATGCAGGCGTTTAGTGTCACCAAAAGCCGCACAGTGATAAAAGACATCCTCATGCTCCTCCATACTAATGTTTTCTTTATCAGCGTATATCAACTGCAGTGACTCAAACAGTCCACGGAAGCTCTTAGCATTGCGGTACAGCACCTCGATAAAAAGCTCACCTGACTCAAAGCACGCCTCTGGGATGTAGTCCTCAATCCATGATGGGTGCGCTCTCAGCCAAGAATACACTGCCAAGTCTTTTAGATCATCGGACAGGCTCATCAGGTCATTGTCCCAATCAGCCGGTGCCAGTGCAATTACATTTTCAAAATTGTATTTCATTACGCCAACCCCTCCTGTTCATACCACGCCCAAGTGCCGAAAGACGGCCTGCGAGTTTTAAAGGCCTCTATCCACTCGTCTAAAGTTAAGAAGTTAAGACGGTATGCATCGACAGTCTCCAGATCGGTGTAGCTCAGATCAGTAGGGTGGACCCAGTAGAAATAGCCATTACCTTTAACTAGCTCCCATCCAGATTCGATCTCTTGGATGGCCTTGTTGACTTTTTTGATTGTTAATTTCATTTTATTCCCCTTGATTGATGGCCCCCGCAGGGGCCGGTTAGATTACTTGATTAGGTTAAGGTTGATGGTTTTGGTATCGTGACCAATACGCTCTAGTCGCAGTCTAAGGTCAGCGGCCTTGCTTGCTGTCAGCTTGCCTTCGTGAGCCACAGTCCATTCATCGGCATCTGTAATGCCAAACTCTTTCATTTCTGCACGTTCTTCAGCGCACTTTACTCTGCTCAAAACCTGATATTTTTTGACGTTACCCTTATGACCATGACGTACTGCCTTGCGGCTTGTATTTGGTAAGCTACCTGAACCTAACATCTTGATTCCCCTTACATATCTCGTTAATGAGGTTACATTGTAATCGAGTAACGGTTACCGTGCAACCCCTTTTAACAAAATAATTTTACCAGTCTAGACTGCAGGCCATCATCGTGCCGGCATCGTGATTCTCAAGGTAAAACCCGTGCTTCTCAACCAAGCGCTTTAGGTCAGGGTGAAACCCATCAGGGTGCCATTCCTGCCAGTAGTCGTGTAGCGGCATTCCATCAGGGGCGCACTCGCCCTCGCAACGGAACCAGATACGGTACTTATCAACCTTCTCCTCACCGGTCCACTCGTTGTAGGTGACCGCATTCGCTTTAGGAAACGCCTTGTTGATATGCTTGCATAAAGTTATTGCTTTCATTGTACTTCCCCTTTCAGTTGGTTTCTCAAGACCTAGAGGTCATGGGGCACCCTTGTAGCTTCTGGGCGTGATTCCCGCATGACCCGTTATCGTTAAGTCAACGCTAGGTTTCGCTAGGGAACCGCCCTAGCTCGTCAGTTGAGTTAAACACTTAATTGCTCGTCTACCTTATTCCAGATCAACTCGCAAAAACTATTGGCGGTGTAGTCGCTGATCAGGATCATCGGGTTGTGCTCTGAACCGTTATCGTAGATCAGGTAAAACCACCCCATGCTGTTACCGTCTTTGTCGAATGGCACCACAACATCTTCACCAGAGCTCGACATAGCCTGCAGGATCTCAGTGTAGTCTGAAGACTTCTCAAGGCAATCATCCTCACCGTCATTGATGGTCACCGTGCATTCTGCGGCCAACAACTCAGAGATCAAACATTGCGCGGCAAGCCGGTCAGCGATGTTGCAGTACTCTGGTAGTTTCGGGTTATAACCCATAAATATTTTTTCCATTTTACTTCCCCTTGGTTATGCCCCCTTGCGGGGGCGGTTAGTTTATTTGATTAATCCGCAGTGGACTTCTTTAAGCTTGAGGTATCGCCCGTAGAACATTTTGCCCCCCGCCATAATCTCAGGCTCGTCATCGTAGTGGCCTTCAAGGTAGTCAATACTGGCGCGGTTCTCAAGATCGTCAGCAAACACAGCCAAGACATCAGAGTCAACTAATGTAGATGGCTTCACTTGCTTGTCTTTCACAGCCCTGAGAAATTTGATGTAGCGATCCTGTAGGTCACGCTCCCCTTCAATATTGGTAGCACACTCAACGAACATACCTAACTCGCCTAGCGCGTAGTCGTTGACAGTAAACCTAATTCCAAATTTGACTTGTTTCATATATTTCCCCTTGGTTAAGTTAGTGTATCTCTTGTCTTGATGTGCCCATTATACCTTAGTAACAGTTACTGTCTAATAACCATTTTGCATATGCTTATAACTTTTTAGAATAACTAGGGAAACACCTTCCGGACAAATTTTGATGTTTTTTGTCCGCTAGCTGTCCGGACAAATTTTCACGGTTTTTGTCCGCTACTTTTTCAGGGCAAAAAAAGACCCCGCAAATGCGAGGCCAAAGGGGAAATAAACAAATAAAAAACGATTGGGTTAATTTGTTGGGTTATTCCAACACCCGTTATTCTACATCAAAGGTTGGATTCATCAAGGTTAATTGCTCCTCATCTGGAGGTATTTGCGCCTCCAATATTTTGTCGTGCATGATGTCAGCAACCTCCTCAATCTCTGCTAATGCGGCAGTGCTGTTTGCGCCACCCACCATGACACTATCGCACACCGTGTGGATGCGCTTCTTTAAATCATCAAAACCATACTGATCAGCTAAATCTATTAGCTCGCCAATTGTGATAGTTTTCATTTCAATCTCTCCTCATGGAATTTAATCTGCTCATTAAAATTATCCAGTAAATCTCGATAGTCAGCCGCATACATTTTTTTGACTTTGCGCTTATCTCGATGCATCTCATCAACAAAGTCTCTGCCAAAATAATCTATCATCCAGAGCGTGTACTCTGACTCTGCAGAACCGTAGCGCATACCAAACCCATTGCACCCTTTGCACTGCGGCCAGACGTTGCACTCCTCTAGGCTCCAATAGCTAGAGCTACCCTTGGGGATATAGTGCCCACCATCGCACTCCTTCCAGTGGACACTTTTCCCGCAACTCACGCACTGGCAATACCCATTGTCATCTGCTGACTTCATGCGGGACAGTTTCTGCAGTTTCTCCAAGCACTGAGCCCGCAATGTTTTTTTAGCCACCTCGTCTCTCCGTGTTTGCAAGCATGGGTCCCTCACAACTAGGGAATGCTGTCCGTACCGTGCCATCAGTAATTTTGGTCAGGTGCGCATACAGCACATCGTACACCATGTTGATTTGCCCGCGCTCAAGGTAACTGGTCTTGCCTGCAGTCTCAGGAAACATGGCATTTTGTATCGCCTTCCACAGCTCCTTAACGCTCTGCTCAGTCCAGTCAACCTCGATGGTGTTGGGCCTGCCTGCGAATCCAATCTGTGACGGGTAGCCGGCATTGTTTAGATCTTCCGCAAGATTCCGGAAAAATAAATGCAGTGCATTATTCTGTGGACCACTGCGAGTGCGCCTAGTGCTCACGTTAATCTTGAGCCACTTCTTGTCTCGCCACAAACTGCTGAGCGTGTTGAACGCATTAATGAAATCCATCTCAGTGCTAACAATTACATCTTTCATAGTGATACCCTCAAAAATTTATCTGCCAATCGCATGGCTTTAGTTTCTAGCCGCAGGAATCGTTTCGCCACCTCTGCCTTTGGCCCCTCCTTTTCCCTGCGCTTCTGGTTCTCCGCAACGTACTCCTCTTTAGATAGCAGACAGTGCGGCTCGCAATATGTCCTGCCGGCTAACCTGCCCTTTAAGCACGCTCTGGCTACTGGACCATGCTGACTAAACTTACGAGTCCACTCAGCATACTCAGTAATACCGTAACACTCACCCTCGATGAAGTAAGGGTGTACACCCTTAAACTCCACCATACGCATTTCATTGTTTGTATTATTTTTTACCATTTTACATCGCCCATGATCTATCAGTGATTTTATCCTCGATCGAGGATGCCTTAATACTATCCTTGCCTTTGGCCTGTTTACGCTTTTGGTCACCCTTCTCCCAAGTCCTAACGCACGCCTGCCAATCTTGTACCGGTGTGCCTCCCTTCGTTTTCCACCCTCTTGCCCCATAGTAATCACAAAAATACTGACCATCTATGCCATTACCTCTCTGATCACAATAGTCCTGAACCTCATCAACAGTTGGGCGTGCGCCTCTAATAGTTTTATTATTAGATTTATTATTACCCTTTTCTATTAATGTGGCACTTTTCTTCACGGGGGTATGGAACATTTCTTCATCCCCCCCATGAACATTTTTTCCACCCCCCATGAACTTATCTTCCATACCCAACCCAGTTTCAGTGATGTAGATATGTCTGCGCTGAATCTGGTTCTCATCCAGAAAGCACTGCACGTTGATGTAGCCGGCATCTGCTAGCTCGCCAATCCACTTAGTGATTGAGCGCCTGCTTACATTGTGACGCTTCTGAAAATACTGGTTGCTTGCCCAACAAAAACCTTGAGAGCTCGTCAGTCCAGATAGCTCGCCAAATAACAGCCTAGCGTTTGCGCTCAGGTTTGTGTCGTAAAATACTGCCGCAGGTATGACTGCGAATAATGGTTTATTGTCCATACTCCCCCCATCCTATAAATACTGATAAAGGCACGCCAAATGTCTCTGACAGTTTTTGCATTGTCTGCAGAGTTGGATTGCCTTTCCCCTTTAAGTTGCTTAATGCGCTTGCGGTAATACCAGACCGTTCTGACAACTCACCATGACTCAAGTTGTACAGCGCCATCCCGATATTGATCGCTCGTTTTATGTCAAACATCTTTTTTCCTAGTTAGTGAATTTTCGCCAAGTATACGACTTGTTGCGATCTATTGCAACAGTGGCACTTAAAAATTAATTTTACTAAATGTGTTGCAATTGCAGTTTACTGTGGTATATTGGCAAAACTAACCAAGGGGAACCACTATGAAATTAGAAGAAGGCAAAACTGTAAAAATCAACGGCCACTTGTGGCTGATCTGGGATGTGCTTAACACTAACGATAAGGGCGAGACTTGCATACAAGTTAAGTCGCTTACCAAGGTGCGCAGAACAGAGCGCAACCCAAAGGGCGCTATCGGTTGGCAGATGGCTTGGTGGGTCAAGGCAGACGAGGTTGAGGAACACGTTGAGTTTGACGACTATGCCAAGGGCGAGTATGACTGCCTGCAGGGTTATGATGCGTTAGAGAATCAGTCTGACGATTATTACAACGGCTATGGCAATCAGTATGCGTCTGAGCAAATCAACAATCACATATCTGAGTTGGGGAGACTACTATGAAAAACTGGGATCAAATCAGGGAGGAGCTTAAAGCTCCTTTCGCCCTGAGCGTACTTAAATTCCGTGCAGGCGGTGGCGGCAAGCAGTTAGCCTACATCGATGCCCGTGCTGTTATGAAGCGTCTAGATGATGTTGTCGGCATGGAAAACTGGCAGTGCCACTATGAGGATCTGGGTGGCCGTGTTATCTGCCGGCTGTCTATTCGCGTAGATGGCGAGTGGATCACCAAGTGCGATGGCGCAGGTGACACCAAGATTGAAGGTGAGAAGGGCGGTATATCTGACGCTCTGAAGCGTGCCGCTGTATTGTTTGGAGTAGGCCGCTACTTGTACTACTTGCCTGCCGGCACTACCGTGAACAACATCCCATCATGGGCGGTGCCAAAATGAAATATGTAGCTGAGTCTGGGCACTGGTACACGCGATCAGGTGCCCCCGCATATACCTATGAGACCGGTTGCGGCAAAACCAAAAATACGACACTGCGAGAGGCCAGAAAGCTTGATCTGGTCCCTTCAGTGACATCCATTCTGGGCATTGCAGACAAACCGGCCTTAACGCACTGGAAAATACTGCAGGCCATTGATGCAACATTTACTATCAGGCGCTCTGACTATGCAGATGATAAAAGCCACCTAAAGGCCGTTCTAAGAGAATCTAAGCGCGTTGGGCGTGAGGCGGCAGAAAGGGGCACGGAAATACATGGAATGGTTGAGAGCGGCTTTAAGGGGCGTTCAAGCACACCTGCTTACACTGCGGTCAGAGAGATACTTGATGAGCTACACCCTCTAGCCGTTTGGAGCGCAGAAACTAGCTTTTGTAGCCGTTTAGGTTATGGCGGCAAGATAGACCTTGGCTCTCTGGGTGGCGTGTTTGTGGACTTTAAGACCAAAGATAATTTAGCTGATAAAGAGGTCAGCAAGCTTGTGTACGATGAGCATGGGATGCAGTTAAGCGCCTATGCTGAAGGTATGCGATACATTAATCCTGAGAGAATCTCTATCTTCATTGATAGGGATGACCCTACTATCGTTAAGCATCACGTTTGGGACCGTGATAGCCATCAGAGACACTTGGCAATGTTTAAGGCCTTGCTGACTTACTGGCAACTTGCGAAAAACTACACTACTGAAACTGGAGAATAAATATGAATGTTTTAATTTTTACTGGTAACTGCGGGGCAGATATGGAAGTGCGTCACACGCCTAATGGCAAAGTTATTGGGTCTGTACCTGTTGCGTGCAAATCAGGTTGGGGCGATAATGAGAAAACCACTTGGGTAACCTGCAAGGTGTTTGGTGAGAAACGAGTACCGTCGCTTGCAAACCTGCTCAAGAAGGGCGCACCTGTGACAGTGCAGGGCGAGTTTTCGCTTGATACTTGGGAGCATGAAGGGAAAAACTATAGCAAGGCCTGCTTGGTGATTAACGACATCAAGGTCCACTCGTCAGGCCCTCAAGAGAGTCAGGCACCTGCTCAGCAGGCAGTGACTCCACCTGCAACCAATGGATTCGATGAATCCGATATACCGTTCTAGGGAGATAGCTATGACTAGCAAGCAACGCAAAAAGAAGGTGAAGGAGGCAAACAAAATGGCAGATAAAGCCATTCAAAACGCCAACACACCTGACTCTTTAAAGTCGATAAAAGACTTTATGTATACACCGCTAACAGTCAGCTACGGCCAGTTTATTCTGGCCTGTTTGCTGATCATTGGCATCTTGGTTATGAGCTCAAAGTCAGAGGCGGCTTGCACCTATCGCACTGACGCACTGGGCAATACTCGATATAGCTGTGATGCAGGAATTAGCGGAACCTATCGAACAGACGCTCTAGGGACCACCAGAGACTCTCGTACAGGCACAACGTATCGCACTGATGTGTTGGGTAACACTAGGTCATCAAACGGCACAACGTGGCGTACAGACGCTCTAGGGACCGTGCGAGGATCAGACGGTACCACTTGGCGCAAAGACGCGCTTGGCACTTGGCGATCTAACACTGGAAACACCTGCCGCACTGATGCATTAGGCACAATGCGCTGTAACTAATTTTCCCCCTCGACCGCCAGATCTTTTTCCCCTTCAGGTTTGGTTAGTGACAGGTTTAGCCCACCTGTGGTCACAACGGGCTGTATACCGCATATGCTTTTAAATCATTACCCACTACCCTCTTACCTCTGTACAATGCCGCCTCAATCAATCAGTGGAGGTAGTTGTGGTATTTTGTACGATAGTGGTGTTGGCGGGTTTGGCGGCAATAGCGAAAGACGATTTAAAGGGCTCCTTCTAGGGGCCTTTTTTTGGTATAATCGGACCATGAAAAAGACAGACGGAAAATTATCGAGAGCAGGCGTGTCTGGGTACAACAAGCCCAAGCGCACCCCCAATCATCCAACTAAGAGCCATGTGGTTGTAGCCAAAGAAGGCGGCCAAACCAAAACGATTAGATTTGGACAGCAAGGGGTCAGCGGCTCGCCTAAGAAAAAGGGCGAATCAAAGTCATCTGCCGCTAGACGCAAATCCTTTAAGGCCCGTCACGCTAAGAATATTGCTAAGGGCAAAATGTCTGCGGCATATTGGGCAGACCGCACAAAATGGTAGTATGCATTTTAATGTACGTTTAAATGTACATTGTAAACATTAATAAGCACTTTGGAGGCTATTATGCCAAGAGTAGGTAAAAAGCATTACCCATACACCAAGAAGGGAATGGAAGAAGCTAAAAAAGCCGCCAAGAAAAAAGGCAAAAAAGTAGTGCGGAAAAAGAAGCGTTACTGAGATGCCTGCACGCAAAAAATCCACAGTCAACAAAGCCGGCAACTACACCAAGCCCGCAATGCGCAAACGCCTTTACAGTAACATCAAAGCAGGAAGTAAGGGCGGCAAGGCAGGCCAATGGTCTGCTAGGAAAGCTCAGATGTTAGCTAAGCAATATAAAGCCGCAGGTGGGGGGTATCGAGATTAATGGCTCTTAAAAAATCACAGCGTTCATTAAAAAAATGGACCAAAGAAGAATGGGGCACCAAATCAGGTAAACCCAGTACGCAGGGCAAGAAAGCTACTGGAGAGCGCTACCTACCTAAAAAAGCCAGAAAGGCAATGTCAAAGTCTGAGTATGCCGCCACTACCCGCAAAAAGCGCAAAGACCTCAAGGCCGGCAAACAGTTTTCTAAACAACCTAAACGTGCCGCCAAGATAACCAAGAGATCACGCAAGCGCTAATACGGCCAAGCCACTGGTTTGTCATCCCGTATATCAACGTGCACAAATTTACGATGTACACCTATTCCAGTAAACCCTAGAGCATATGCGTGCTTTTGTATTTGATAGCGCTGAGCTCCACCAGATACGGCTATGTCTGCGGCAATCCCGCGAGTATGCGTTCCACCACCATTTGGCTTCTTCCGCTCCAGTGAGTGACTAGGTGACCTGTATCCGCTAGTAATTGTAAACGGGAACCCGCACACCTCTCGCAGGTGATCTAGCTTTAACAGGAAGGCCTCCTGCATTTCATTCTCGCCAGTCTCCTGACAAGCAAACTCCTCAACCGTAAAGTATTTAAGGTCCACTAGAACGTGCCTCCCCAGACTCTGAATTTATCAAAGTCACCAGACAGCATTTTTTTGCGTATTATCTCTTTTCTGGCTTCGTTATCATTATGCGCCACGCCTGCCTCTTTCATCCACTGATCAACCATGAACATAGGTATGCGGCCAACCAATCGATTCTCGCCTGTCACACCGGCTCCTGAGTCTCTGATAATTTTAGCCTGCTCCAATGTAGGGTTCACATCGTATTGGCGCTGTACGGTAAACGTGCGGCCATCTGAGTCATAGTGCACCGTTTCTTTAAACTTATCTTCCATCATTATCTCCAAACAAAAAAAGGGAGGCCGTAGCCCCCCTTAATTTTAACTAACTCTACCGGTTTAGCTAGTAGAGTTATCGGCAACGATACCGCTTGCTTTTTCATTCTTAGAGCAAAGAGTCAGCTCAGTAAGAATTTGGCGCATAGTAGAGTCACCAGTTTTTGCCAATGCAACGCTCTTAGTTGGGCGCAATACCGCAACATCAAACATATCGTTCTGCAGGATGTAAACATC